CCCTATTGTACCGCAGAAGCGGTACCACCCAGGTGGAAATCCACCAAACAGCTAGCTTACGCTAGCTGGGGATGCCGTGGTATCAGGATTTCAATCTCCTGATATCGCCCTACCCTCGCGGGTAGCCCAGATAAAGTCTCGTCGAGATGAAGATGCTCCGTGTACTCGATCAATCGAGTTACACGTTTCCCACGTAAACGTGAGAAAACATCAGCTCTGACGATGGCTTTAGGTGCTGACGTCGCCTTTAGGGACGCAATCAGCTGGCCAAATGGCAAGTCTCCTTCTAATTCCTCTGAGGAACGAGTTAGAGCCTTAACTTGCCAAAACTCCCATCCATGCGGATGGGAATCCAGTCGTAACTCGTCGACGTTGCCTATGAAGGCCCCGTCTCCGAACCCGTCTGGTAGCCTGGGGTTACGCCATTTAGCTGGTGCAAGCTGCCTCACTTCCGTGAGTAAGCTGGAGACTTCGACACCTGTCCTTTCGCCCCAACGATAAACGTTGTTATGGGCTAGGAACAGGCGGTCTAGCTCTTGCACCGGCCTCCTGACGTAGAACGGCGTTATATCCGCACCGAGGTAGTAGTGTTTTCCACAACTCTCCCGGTAAGGTCCACTCGAGAAGCTTTTCTTCATGTTGGGTGTGAACCCAGCCTGAGCTAAGCGCTCCACGAGTGCCTCGTAGTGTATAGAAGGGACAATAAGGTCATCCCCATACACACAAACGGATATTTCCCTCTCGTTGATATTCGGACAACACACCTGCTGACAGATCGCCCAGAATATGAGCGACTCCAGTTCGAATGTGTAACCGTTACCCATCGACGAGAACTTCTGGTACTTTACTTGTATACCAGAAGGAAGAACCCCGACAGGCGATCTACACTGCTCAAGTGCAAACCACCAATCGTTAGGCAGGAGCCAACTGACAACCTCATAAGATAACGTATCACTAGCCATGGAGAGATCCACGGTAGCTAACGCACCAGTTACACTACCCTCTAGGGCAGCGCGCTGGTTCTTTGTTTGATCATCAAGAGTGACACCCACGCGGTAAAGACGCTTCCGTATCGCTAGCCCGATGCCTTTCTGAATGTAAACATTCATACAGGGCTCTTTAGCTATCGTCCGGTCCGTCTTGTAGTTCTTGGGTACAGCAATGATGCTGTTTCCAGGTACTATGGACACTAAGTCCGTCGTACCCAAAGCCTCTGCAGACATCTGCACACTTTGGTTCCAAAGTGGGACAAACCGAATAGCGGTCGTCGCAAGGGCAGCATTCCCTGACGTGCTCTCTGGTATACCAGAGTATTTATAAGCAGCATAGGCCTTAGCTTTGGTTAACCGGGTTGTTCCTCCCGGACCGTGACCAAAGGCCTTCGCACACTCGTCCCAATCGAACTTACCTAGCACATCCCACATTCTCCGCCTCACTCCAACCCAGAACGGGTCTCGGTTTGCGGTTTCGTAGAAGTGCTGGTTCGTCCGCTGACACTGCGCCTCTGCTTCGTGAAATCGATTCCACGTAGTAGAGCTCTTTTCCTCCGACGGATTCCCGTCGTCGTACTTAGAGAAGATCTCTCTTAGTAATAAGCTCATTCGAGCAGCCTCTAGACTTGTTAAGTCTAAAGGAGTTTCTCTTGCTAGTTCCCCGACAGGCTGGATGCCCGCCAGGCTAGCTAGAAGCTCTATGAATTTATCGTTCGAGAAACCAAGAGGCGGTTTCGCACGCTTGCGCTCTTTAGAGTGCATATAAGACTCCTTTTAAGGAGGGAGAGGCCCAAGGCAGCGGTCCAATGAAGGACATGCCTTGGGTTTACGTCAACGTCCTACATCGCTGGGACATGTGCGGCGCTGAGAATGGCCACTACCCTCAGTATCGGTTCGACGATGTCAGAACCAAATACCAAAAGTAGAACCACCACAGCACCAACACTCCAGCGATTAACTGGTACATTCAACATGTATCAGTAGAACGGCTCGACGTTCTCCACGGACGCCTTGATGAGGGCGTTGTTAAGGGTGTTGACCATATAGGCCAACGTGTCCTTCCGTTCTTGGAGCGTGCTATCCGGAGTGAAGTTCAGGATGACCTGACCACTCTGATACCGGACAACAGTGTCGGATCCATCAATCGTCGCCACCGTCGGGTTTGCAAAACCCAACACCAGCTTGTTGACGGTCCTGTTCCCAGCCGGCTCTAAGACCTCGTGAGAGATCGTTCGGTAACCGGCGGGGATAGTGGGGCTTCGGTCTTTCCACAAGGCTTTCGACCCATCAGTTGTCTGAGGGCTGTAAGTGTGGGCGACCGGTGCGCCGAGACCATCATTAATGGTCAGTGCAGCAATAGCGGGCATGTTATATGCTCCTTGGTTGAGGTTGGTTGGTAAATCAATCAATCATCTTCTACGGCCAGTGAAGGCTTGAGCAAGTAAGCTCAGCCCGTTAGCCATATGTCCTAGGCTCCGAGGATCTTTAAATCTCGGAAAAGTCGGTAACGGTATCCCGCTTGAGGCGGAACGCGTAAATTTAACCGACTTCTTTGCTTCCGTCCAGTCAGCCTTGTGATACTTAGTCGAGGTCCACGTCTTGCTTCTAGCCTTCCCGGTCCAACGAGTTTCGTTGTACTTGGAGATTGAGCTATAACACTGCGTGTACCCCAACAGGGCATCTAGACTGTCGAGCCAGTTGCCGACCGGGAATGCCCAGTCGACGACGAAGCTGTACGGAACGAGTTCCCACGCCACTTTAAGTGGATTGGTCACTCCCAGGGACACCAACGATATTAACAGATCGTTGTCGGGTATAGCATCAAGGCGTACGAATACGCCCCGCTGCCGCTCCGCTGCGCCCGTCCAGAAGTCGTTCACTGGTCCCGTACCGTCTGGTGACGAATACGAGTAGTTACTTGTCTCCCTTTCAGACGCCTTTGCGGTGACTCTCCAGTCACTCTTGTCTTGCTTGCTTAAAGCACTACAAGCTCCGTAAACATCGGAGAGCAAAGGTTTCCATCCGTACTGCAACTGCAACCAATGAGAGGTCCAATTAGAACCCCTAGGCCGCCCGGGATCACCTTTGATCCCGAGCGCTCTCGCCGCATTTCGGTATGAACCGTCCTGTAGCGAGCGCGCAGCTTTAGCCATACGTTTGGCGTTATCTCCGAGCATCATCGCCGTCCTTTTGCGTTCTGCAAAAGCGACACCCAGATCCACATCTTGTGCCTTGATTTTCAGTCGGGCCTTTGTAAGGGCTTTACTGTGATCAAGGTGCGTTTCCGCAAGTGTATCTGAGCAAAGCGTATCGAAGTGATTAAGGGAGTTAAATCTCCCCCCTGATCCTCCGACGTAACCACTGTACTTACTCCAATTGCTCGGAGTAACCATGATATCGCTATAGCCGTATGCTCGATGATACTCCCTAGCAAGCAGAGAATACCCCTCAGGGGGTATCCAGCCTTTCGGCTTTACACGCTGAATACCAGTGACGTCTTCAAAACTTTGACGCGCGTCAGTAATAGTGATATTACCGACGGTGCCAAAACTGTTAGCCCTTTTCAAGAGGCCTGGCAGAGTTGTTGAGAAGTCGACGCGTGGCACGTGTACACCTGCTTGTGAGATTTAGGGAGTCTTGAACTTTTGTCACCTTTAAGGGTGACGAGGCTTATGTTTCGAACAGTGAGAAGCCGACGACGCCAGAGCAGCCGGAGGAAGTAGATGGTCAGGGGCTTGTTAGCCCCCAGACCTTTTCGACTACTCCCCGATAATGCGGATTTTACACCCGCTTGCTTATCGTTTGTCCAACTGGTTAGCGCCGCCGGCTCCCTTTCTGTTCTTATAAAGCCTCAGGTCCTGTCTATGGACCCACGGAAAGAAGACTTGTTCGATTAGAACAAGACTCGGGATGACGATCCCGTGATGACACCCCACACCGCGCAAGCGGATATGAGGGGACTAGCTGACGAGCTAGTCC